CGAGCAAAATGACCATCGCGGAACGCGTGTACAGCGCGGTGATGAGCATCCTTAAACCGCGCAAGTTCTACGCCGAGGTCAAGTTGACCACGGGCGACACGCTCGCCACCGAGGACGAGAGTCTGGGCGCAGGCTCTAAGGTGTTCACCCTTGACGAGGAGGGGATGCCGATTGACATTAGCGACGGGTCGTACAAGACCGAGGGAGGCATCGACCTTACGGTTACGGACGGCATCGTGATGGAATACGACGGGGAGGTACAAGCCGTCGAAGAGGCAGTTGAGGATAATTCCGAAGCGGAGCCGACTGACCTCAAATCAGAATACCTAACCTTGTACTACAAGAAACTGCTTGAAATGAAGCAAGAGAAAATGAGCGCACAGCGGCGCGAGTTCGGCTACAACGGCTGGGCGAACTACGAAACGTGGTTGGTCAGCGTGTGGGACTTCACAAACTACTTTTTGGACACGGCTCTGGAACAGGAGATGTCCGAAGTGAGTGCTGAGTGGTGCAGCGATATGTTCGACGAATTAGTCGAATCTGATATGCCGCGCAACAACGGCATCATTTCTGACATGGTCAACGCGAGCATCTCGGAAATTGATTGGCGCGACATTGCCGACCACATCAACGACGACCTTGCAAACGAACGAGGATGAACTACGCAGACCGATTTGCGGACTATTACGATGTCCGCCGCATTCAACAAATGGTTGACTCTGGCGAGGAGGTCATCATTATTGACACCTATCGCGGCTTCAAGCAGAATATGGGCATCGACAATGCTGACAACATCGAAGCAGGAGAGGCGATGGACGAGATTGCAGACGCATTCGACCTGCCTTACTTGTCCGTTAGCCAGTACGACGACTTGGTAATTGATATGTACGACTACTGATGAACAGACGCTACAACTTTCGCGAAACCGCGAGTCTCGGAGAACTGCACGCTTACGATAGCGAGGGCTACGAGGTGGAAGAGGGAACCGACCAGTTCGACGACCTCATCTACTCACTGCGCGAACTGGACGACGGCTACATCGGCAACGAACCTATCACCCTGCTTTACGTGAGCGGGCATAGCAGGATGGTTTGGGCGACGACCGAGGAGAACCCCACGGGTCGGACGCAGATGGAGTTGATGGTTAACGGGGGTGGATTCGGATACTGATGGCGTACTTCGACGATATTATTTACGCTTTAGAAAGCGAAGGGTTTGAAGTGTCTGAGTATGGCGACTCGTTGCACGTGTACGCCTACGACTATGTCAGCCCTGGGCCAGGCGGGACATCTCTTTTGATGCCGCACGAGGACATGGCCGATGAGATTTACGAAATCGCATCTATGTACGATGCCGTGAACGTGTTCATCGACAAGCAAAGCAAGATTGTCGTAGTCGAACTTGCATGAGCCTCATTAAGCGGATCATAGACATTTGGACGACCCCCGCCGACGAGGAGATTTTTCGTGTCCTCGACGAGTGGATGATTGACTACGCCTACGACGAGGAGTTCCTGCACATCATTAAGGTCATTGAGTCCCACGTAGTGGACGCAGAGTATCAGGAGGCGATTGACCTGTTCGCCGACTACGCACCCATCACTATGCCACAGGCGGAGATTGACGACTTCTTGTGGCTTGTAGCAGACGCAAACAACTATGTCTAATTTCATTCCCACTGCATCGGCGATTACCGCCTACACCGTCAAAGACACGGACGGGTTTAACGACTGCACCCCGGCAGGTGGATACCTGCAAATGACCAGTAGCGGCTCAGCGACCGTGCAGGTCAAGACCCCGATTGCGCTAAATGGCTTGACGACTGGCGACCAGTCAGCCGAGGACGCGTGGCGCAAAACAGTAGGCACGACGGCGTTTTGGAACGCTGGCGCGGCAAACCTCATCAGTGACCTGGACGCGATTACGCTTACGAGCGACGTTGCAACGGGAACCCACACAGGTCTAACCAGTCGCAACTTGACTGGTGGCGGAACTGGGTCGGGAGCCGTGTTTACGGCAGTATGCGTTCAAGCCGCCGGGACGTGCACTATTACAACCTTGACAGTTACCGACCACGGTGACGGGTATCGCCTTGGCGACAGGTTGGCGATTGCCGTAACTGACGGCACAAACACGACAGAGTACATCATCACGTTTCAGGACGATACATCCGGAGCAGTGTTGTACGGGTGGAAGACTGAGGACACGAGCACGTCTTTCGCGTCAATCGGGGTGGTCAGTAGCCAGTACGGATCCGGCGGAGCGGGTACAATTACGGTTGCACACACGGCGGCAACAACTAACGGCGACTCGTTCAGCACCCTTACCGACATAGCGTTCACTACGGCAGGCGAACTGTATCAGGCCGGAGAGCAGGTCACGATGACTATCGAGTTCTCCGACGGCGACGTGGACACGTTTCACAACATCACCGCCGGAAAGGGCTTTAGCAACGTAGTGCAGACGGAGATGACGAGCGGCCAGTTCCTGCCGTTCATAATTACCGAGTTCAAGAATATGGAGACCTCGGATGACACCTTTATCCTTGTGGTCTAATGAGGCGTTACAAGTTTCAAGAAGAAGAGGCGGTAACCGAGGAGACGACTGTCACCGAGGAAACCACCGAGGAGTCGACCCCGGACTCCCACACACAATTTGTCAGTCTGCTCACCGAGATGGGGTTGTCAGCGGAGCAGGCTGAAGCAATCCACCAAATGGCAATGGATTTGATTGAGAACACAGGGGAGGGCAACCAAGAGAAGGTTGAAGCCTCCCGTATGCGCCGCAAGCGCAACTACTCCCGTGGCGGTCGTCGTCGCGGAATGATGAACTCGGAGCGCGAAATGCGTCACGGTGGCCGTCCCGGTCGTCGGCGTATGAGTGCAGACCGTCGTCCCTCCCGCCGCCGCGAAATGAGTGCGGAGCGGATGGAGCGTCAACTGCGCCGCCAGCGTCGCGAGATTCAGGAACTGCGGAATCAACTTCAGCAGTTCGGAGCACAACCGGGAGACGTGCGTCTCAGCCGTGGCCCGGTCAACCACGAACCAAAGCAAGCGTTGAATCTGCCCAACCCTAACACGGTGCAGGGCCGGGTCTTCGATATGCTCAAAGACTCTTTCTGATGAGTTTCAGCAATTACAACCTTTCCCGCCAAGCACGTCGGCGGATGTTTGATAGCGGGCCTACGATTAGCCCAACAACTACCTACGCAGGTGAGTTGGCAGATTTCTTCGTGACCCCGGCTCTGAAGGCGGCGGACACGCTCACAAACGATGTGGTCACCCAACTCGACGGCATCCAGAACAAAGCGGTGGTTACGGGCGCGTCCATCGCCGATCCGTTGCAGGAGAGTGCTTGCGAGTGGGCTGACGGCGACAACGTCACGGTCGACGAGCGCGTGCTGACCCTCAAAGACCTGATGGTCAACGAGGCTCTCTGCCGTGGTACGATTCTGCCGACTTGGAACGGCGTCAAGGGTTCCCGCAACAGCGACTGGTCTACGCCGGAGTTCCGGAACTTTGTTCTGGCTACGGTGGCGGCGAAAGTGGCTGAGGGTGTCGAGAACGCCATCTGGTCTGGCAAGAACTTCAGTGGAACGAACGTCATCGGATTCCTGTCAAACGACGGAGTCATTGACGGCGGCACTTCTTTTAGCGCGTCCATTCTGTCCGGAGCCACGACGGTAGACATTGCTACTGTGACCGCGACCAACGTCCTTGCCCAGTTCGCTCTGGTGCACAAGACGGCGGCTACTACGAAGCCCGCCATCCTGTCCAAGGCTGACCTTGGTTTCTACGTCGGCCCGGACGTGTTTGCGTACTACCAACAGGCTCTCGCTACGGTGGGCGCAGGTCTCTCTGATGACTCCGCACTCATCGGTCAGGGTTACAACGGTATGGTGACGAACCAGAATCTGTCTACGCTGACCTACCTCGGCGTTCCGGTTCACCGTTGCCCCGGCATCACCGACGATGTCATCGTCCTCGCCGAGCGGAGCAACCTGTTTGTGGGTAGCAACCTCCGCACGGACTACACCAGCGTCCAGTACATCCCGTACTACCAGTACGACGGTGGCGACAACGTCCGCGTGACGATGCGTTTCGGTCTCGGTATGCAGGTGGGTACGCCCGCCGACGTGATTGTGGGTGCTGACTGGGTCTCTACTTAATCTGACGCGATATGGCTTGTAGTCTTACTTCCGGGTTTACGATTTCCTGCGGTCAGGTCACGGGCGGTATCCGCGCCCTGTACATCAGCGAAGAGGACGCAGTCGATATTCCTGCCGGAACCGGGTTCACTGAGGTGTCGAGCCTCATTACCGTGATTGCGGCGCAGGACTTTCGCCTCTTTGAGTTGAAGAAGGAGTTGTCGATGTTCACCAACACCATCACCCGCGAAGCGGCAAACGGCACGGTGTACAACGCGCAACAGATTACCGCCGTGTTCCACGCGGACGACTCGTCGAACGAACGGATCCAGGACACGATGCTTGCCGTGGCAAACGGTCGCCGCAACGTGTTTGTCTTGGACAACAACGAGAACCTGTATCTGGCAGGTGCTCGCGACGGTATGGAGGTTACCTCGATTGCTTACGAGACGGGTACGTCCCTCGGCGATATGGTCGGTTTCCGTATGGAGATGGCCGGGTCTGAAAAGACCCTGTACTACGGCACTTTTGGTACTGCCGAAGACCCGACCTCTGGAATCACCGGATTCAACATCGGCTCCTAAGAGCGTTCATACATTCCGATTGGGGAAGGGGAGGCGGTTGTCTCCCCTTTCTATTTTGCGGCTATGGAGCAGTTAGACAACGCATCTACGGCATCTGCGACCACGGTGTTTGCGCACCTGCCTCCCGGCACGTACTCGACGGATATGGTCGCTCGGCTGACGCACTACACGACCGACCAAGTCGTCACCAAAACGGCTACGTTTGTTGCGCAGAACAACCGGGCCGTCGAGGTCACGATTCAGGCGGCTGGAATGGAGGGCGGGATGTGGTTACTGGAACTGGGGTCTGACTCCGGTATGTCGCCCGTCCTGTTCACCGCTTTGGCCTACCTGAGCAGGGGCGGCAATACGGCAGTACCTTCCGACCCGACCGACTACACGGCAACCGACAACGACAGAGCGTATGTCTACTACGAATAAGAAATTCGAGTTCAATATGTTTGAGTACACGAACCCGGTGACCCCGGAGTTTGTGGAAATGACCGACCCCTCGCACCCGTGGGTCAAAATGGGTGACGACAACCTGTATCCGCACTACTTGGAGCAGTTGTACACGGGCAGTGCCATCCACAGCGCGGTGGTCAAGGGCGTGTCCGATATGATTTACGGCAAGGGACTGGGAAGCCCAAGCCAGGACCAGTACGTCGACCAGTACCTACAACTTCAGGAACTGTTCAGCGACAAGACCTGCCTGCGCCGCCTGTGCTTTGATTTCAAGTTGTACGGGCAAGGCTACCTCAATGTCATCTACTCGCAAGACCGTTCGCGGATTGCGGAGGTGCATCACGTCCCCGCCGCGACGGTGCGGTGCGGAGAGGTTGACGACCACGGCGACGTCAAGACCTACTACCACTGCAACAACTGGGGCGAGGCCAACGCCGGACGAATCGCGCCCGACCCCATCCCGGCATTCTGCACCCAAGACCGCACGGCGGCCTCGCAGTTGCTCCACATTAAGCAGTACAGTCCTATCAGTTTCTACTACGGCGTCTGCGACTACATCGGCAGTCAGCGGTACATCGAACTGGACAGGCAGATTAGCGAGTTCCACCTTGCCAACGTCTCCAACGGACTGTTCCCAAGCCTTCTAATCAATTTCAACAACGGGGTTCCTGACCAAGAGGAGCGGATGGCCCTTGAAAGGATGATTTACGACAAGTTCGGCGGGGCTACGAACGCAGGTAAGTTTCTGATGACGTTCAACGACTCGTCCGAGAACGCACCGACCATCGAGGCGTTTACGCCCAGCGACCCGCAACAGGTCTATCAGTTTATGTCGTCCGAGGTGGTGGTCAAGGTGCTGTCCGGTCACAGGGTCACGTCGCCCCTCCTGTTCGGCATCCGCGACGAGGGCGGCGGGTTCGGTAGCAACGCCGATGAGATGAAGGATGCCTACGACCTGTTCTACAACACGGTCATCACGCCGATGCAGGAGACCATCCTTGCGGCTCTGCGTCCCCTCCTGTCGGTCAACAACATCATCCTGCCTATCGAGTTTGGCAAACTGGTTCCTGCCCAGTTCCTGGATCCAACGGTCGAGAAAGAGAAGCCCGCAATGAATTTTACGCGGCAAGACCGCATAACCGAGGGGCAGGGCGCAGTGGTGTTGAATTACTTGAAGTTCAAGCACGCCCCGCCGGAGGGCGAGAACTGGGTCGAGGTCAAGCGCGAGCGCGTCACCGACACCAACGTCGACCACCGCATCCACAAGCGGCAGAACTTCTTCGAGGAGTACGCCAACTACCAAGAGCCGAGTTTCTGGGGCGACATCATCGGCCCGGACGGAACCCAGTTTGCTCTGCGGTACGTCTACGACCAAGTGGACAACACGCCCCGCGAGTACGAGTCCCGCGATTTTTGCAAGGAGATGATGACCGCCGCGTCCGCTGGCGCGATGTACCGCTACGAGGACATTGCCTTGGGCGAGCCGGGGTCGATGAGCAACGACGGCGTGAACAGTCAGTTTGCGGCGGCAGGCGAGAGCCAGTACGACATTTTTGAGTTTAAGGGCGGCGTGTACTGCCGTCACGGGTGGGTGCGCGTCATCTTCGCGTCCCAGTCCGATGACATCCTCACCCCGGAGCAACTGTCGGCTGAGTGGGATGAGGTGATGAAGCGCGTCGGTAACAACCCCTACGTTCCGGCAAAGGGCGAAGAGGCGGTCGCGCCAAACCAAATGACAGATAGAGCCAGTTTGAAATGAGTCAAGTCTATTTCGTGAGTCCCGCACGAGTGAAACGGGACACCGCCTTGGGGTCTACGGTCGACGAGAACCTCATCCATCCGTTCATCCAAATCGCCCAGGATCGCCACATCTGGACGGCACTGGGAACGCGCCTGTACGAGGCCCTGCAAACCAAGGTGTCCGGCGATACGGTGTCGGGCGCATACCAGACGCTACTGGAAGACTACATCCAACCCGCGCTGACCCAGTTCGTATTTGTCGAGTTGCTGTACGTGATGCGCCTGCGGTTCAGCAACAACTCTATCACAGTCGCCGACAGTGAGGTCGGAACCAGTGCGTCGACGTCCGACATCAAACTGGTCAAGGAGCAGGCGAGTAGCATCGCGATGTTTTACCGTCAGCGACTGGTCGATTACCTGTGCGACAACTCCGAATCGTTCCCGGAGTACACGGCCAACACAGGCAGTGACCTCAGCCCCAGTACGCGGAACTACTTTGGCGGTCTGAATCTGTACCCGCGCAAGCCGTACAATAATCAGGTCAAGGCATACCTTCAGGCTATCGGAGCAAAGAACTACACCTGATGGCAACAAGTAAATTGACAGACCGCACCGAGTTGACGGTGCAACCCGCTGACGACGACCTGGTTCACGTTGTCGATGTCGACGACACGACAGGCAGTGCCGATGGCACGTCTAAGAAAATCACCGTCCAGAACCTCCTGCTTGGTGCAGGCGGAAGTAGCACGACCATTACCGTGCGCAACAACAGCGGCGGCACAATTACCAAGGGCAAGGCCGTGTACATCACTGGCGTGGTCAGTGGCACGCCGACTATCAGTCTGGCAAGCAACCTGTCGTCGTCGACCACTCCAGCCGTCGGTCTGGTGGCAGAAGACATCGCAAACAACGCGGACGGGAACCTGCTCGCCTTTGGTGAGTTGACCAACATCGACACGTCAGGATTCACGCCGAGCGCGACCTTGTACCTCGGCACGTTGGGTAACCTGACGACGACTAAACCGACAGGCACGGCACTGATTCAAAACATCGGCACGTGCTTGAAGGTGTCTGCGTCGACCGGGTCTATTCTGGTCGAAGGTGCGGGCCGGACAAACGACGTCCCAAACATCCCTGACGGACAGGCGTGGGTGGGCAACAGTTCTGGCGTGGCTACACCAACCACTCTGGGTGCGGTGGCCACAGGCAACAACTTCACTGACCTGTCTGACACGCCGTCAACCTTGACGGCTAATTATGCGGTGCAAGTCAACTCAGGCGGCACTGCCTTGGGGTTAGTTCCGGCAGTCCGTCAGTTGAACGACTTGCAGGATGTCACTCTGGGAACGATTAGCAACGGCGACGTCATCACCTACGACAGCGGCACGTCCCAGTGGCGGTCGCAGGCTCCGTCAGGCGGTGGCGGCGGATCGGACAGTTTTGCGAAGTTCGCTACCCAGTTCAACACCGCGACGACGGCGGGTCACTGGCGGCTGTGGTCGCTGTACAACAACAGTTCGATGACGTCGGCGCAGTGGTACACTCAGATGCCGTTGCCTGCCGCAGGCAGTTTTACTGACATCGTAGTCAGTGTGCAGGCTAACGAGAGTTGCACGTTCGGACTCTTCAAGAACGTGAGCCTATTCAGCACCATCACCACTGCCTCGCCGACCTACACGCAGTCGCTGACCACCAGTGGCGCGAACACCATCCACACATTCACGATGCCGACCAACTCGTTTGCGGCAGGTGACCGGGTAGCGTTCGCTATTCAGACAAGCACGGTCAACCGCTTGAACTACGTCAACGTGGTGGCCCGATACGAATTCAGCTAATGGCACACATCGACACTATTACAGCCACAGAGAAGGCACAGGAACTGTACGCGTCCCAAATGGGTAGCGACAAGTTCAACCAAATCATTGAGGAACTGCATAACCTGCAAGCCGCTATTGACGCGCTGACCTTGCGGGTGGAAGCATTAGAAGCCGCACCATAATGGATACGTTGACTCTGTTTGAAATGCTGACGTTGGCGGGGGGACTCATT